TCGACGACGACTACATCGAGCTCAGCTACACCGGCAGTAATCTGACGGGTGTCATCTACAAGTCCGGCGGAACCTGGGATACGGGCACCGACACCTACAGCGGTGGTGACACGGTAGCCACGCTTGAACTTGTTTACGACGGCTCGAACAACCTGCTGAAAGTAGCGAAGGTTTAAGCCATGGCCTACAAGTTCAACCCCTTCACTGGCACATTTGACGAAGTAGGCACCGGCGGTGGCGGTGGTGTACCCGACCCGTTGACGCTGAACGAACTCACGGTCAACACGCTGCTCACTGCCGAGCACATCCACGGCAACCTAGCCGGCAGCGTCTATATCCACGTCAAAAACACCGACACGGTGCAGCTTGACGCAGGAACGCCTTTTTATATCACTGGCACTGTTGGCGCTAGTGACCGCGTAGAAGTCCAAGCCGCCGACAGCGCTGACCCAGCCAAAGGTCCGGCAGTGGGCTTATTGGAAACCACGCTGGCAGTTAATGGTGAAGGCAATGGCACGATCATTGGCGAGATCTTCAATTTCGACACGGCCACTCCGGGTTGGTCGACCAATGATGAGCTTTATGTTGCCAATGGCGGCGGTCTAACCAACGTCAAGCCCACAAGCGGCTATCGCCAGATTGTCGCCTACGTCGGCCGGATTCAAGCCAGCACGGGCACATTGGTGCTGACCGGCACCAGCGTCGATCCGGTTGCCGGTAGTGATGGCCAGATCCAATTCAACGATAACGGCGGCTTCGGCGGCTCCGCCGACCTGACCTGGGACGGTTTCCGCCTGCTTGCCAGTGCGATCAGCTACTTCAGCCGTCGTCCTGTGTTGCATCGCGGGTCACTGTTTTACAAGACCGCAGCAACAGCGCTGAGTATTACTGTTGGTTCTGTTCTGAACGGCGTAGCGTATAACACGGCCACGGCAGTGACGATGCCTGGCAGCTTTACCAACAACACCGACTACGCCATTTGGCAGAACCCGACCACGGGCGCACTCGTGGCTGATGCCAGCTTCACCACTGCTCCTGCAGGTGCGACCGGCGGCTCAATCGTTGGTGGCTTCCATTACATCCCAAGTGGTCGCCCCACAGCATTCAACGAGGGCAGCCCAACAACAGCCGCAGAGGTGTTGGAATACAGCCTGTGGGATCTCACTTACCGGCCAAGCTGCCCCGATCCGCGTGGCATGGCCTGCATCGAAGGCGGCTACTGGATTGATCTCTACCTAACGGGCGCCACCAGTTATGCCGGCAGCACCTTTTCCGCGGTTCCCAGCAGCAAGATCGGCCTGACGATTGCAGATGGCAGCAGCGCACCGTTGGTGCCAGCGCAGTTTGGAGGCAATGGCAGCACCACATACGGCAGCTTCACCTGGTATGAAGCGTCTGAGATGGCCAGGAGCTTTGGGAAGAAGCTGCCTACCTACGACCAATTCTCAGCGGCTGCCTACGGTGCGCCTGAGGCTGGTTCTCGCGGTACTGATCCCGGCACAGTGCAGTGGGAGCGGGTGAGTCTGTTTGGCCTGGCGCAGGCGACAGGGACGCTTTGGCAGTGGGCGCAGGAGACCTGTACGTCCGATCCCCCGACGGGATGGCAGACCGGCGTAACTGAGGGGCGCGGCGATGTCTATGGCTCGCCAACCCGCGCCCTCTTCCTGGGGGGCAGCTGGGGCAACGGCTCCAATTCCGGTTCACGTTGTGCCAACTGGAACAACACTCCTTGGAACTCCAACAACAACATTGGGTCTCGCTTTGCGGCCGTGGCCACTGCCAAACACCACCAAGCTCTGCTGTTTCTACGGGGCAGCAGGCCGGTGCCAACCAGGTGCCAGCCATCAAGTCCGGCTTCGGCGAACTCAGGGCCGAGTGGTGGCAATGGCAGGGAGTAGCCCATCGAAACCTGCCGTCACCTTCCAATGGGTAAAAAGTTTCGCAATCTCTACGAGCAGATTTATCAATGGGACAACTTGCTGACAGCCTACGCAGAGGCGCGGCGCGGCAAGACCTACAGCAGCTCATATCTGCGCTTCAAAGAGTATGCGCTTGCCAACCTGCGAAACCTGCAACTGCGGTTGATTGAAGGTGGCTGGAAGCCTGACCCGCAGCTGCAATTCGACATTGTTGATCCCAAGAAGCGCACGATTGCTTGCCAGAGCTTTCGTGACCGGGTTCTACACCATGCCATGATCCAGGTGGTCGGGCCGATCCTGGATGCGGCGATGATGCCGCAGGTGTTTGCCTGCAGAGTCGGACTGGGCACACATAGATGCGTCACGCGGATGCAGCAGTTGATGCGTCAGCACCCGGATGCGTGGGTGCTGCACGTGGACTTCAGCAAGTTCTTCCCGACCATTCCCCAAGATCTTTTGCTGGCCCACCTAGGAAAGAAGTTTTCCTGTCGGCGCACGTTGCTGTTGATCGAGCAGGTGCTGTCGGTGCAACCTTCTGGTGTTCCGATCGGCGCACTCACCAGTCAGACCTTCGCCAACTACTGGGGCGGCAAGCTGGATCGCTTCATCGCCCAGCAGGGCATCGGCAACTTCGTCCGCTACATGGATGATGCGATGATCATTGTGCCGTCAAAGCCTGCCGGTTTGGCGCTGAAGGATCTGATCTGCGCCTTCGTCGCAGGCGAGATGAATCAACGCATCGGCAAGTGGAGTCTGGGGCCGGTTGAACGCGGAGCCACGTTCTGCGGGTTTCGCATCCGCCGGAAGTTCAAGCTGGTGAAGCGGCAGTCGATGATCCGCCAACGCCGCCGCCTCAAGCTGGCGCTAGCGCATGGTGACCACGAGGGGTGGCGTTGTTCGCAGATTGCTTGGATGGGCCACATCCGGCACGGAGATGGGCAGAATGGACTAAAGCACTTAGGGCTGGCAGCGCCATGTTGATTATCAACACCCGAGCTGATTTTGCAGCGACAGAAGCTAACGAGGAGCGCACTGCACTTCTCACAAGCCTTCTAAATGATGAGATCACATTCGATGATGCTGCTTACCCCGAGGATTACGATCGGCAATTAGAGCCCGGTGACGACGGCTACATCGAGCCCGTGATCCGCAAGGAGTGGAATGCAGGCGCGGCCGCTGCTTGGGGGTTCAACAGCAAGGCTGAAGTCGAGGCGGCACTGGCCAACTAGTGTTTCCGTCTTCTCTGCCTGTATGACAGAGCAGGCGCAGCGTGGTATAAAAAGAGCTAAGCTAACCGAGCAATCTTTCATCGAGAGATCGCAAGCGTCCGTAGAGTCCGGCTGCGGTGAGGTTGGCACCGCGTGAGGACCAGCTACCGGACACCCTATTTACCTCAAGTAAACGGTCCCGGATCGCGGCCTGTCATAACCACCGCAACTGCCCTTCGGTAAAAAGAGCAGTCTGTTTTACCGGCTTTCTCGAGAGCGGCCTTTACTTTGGCCCAGTTTTCGCGTGTACGTTCGTCCATCAGTACGTCCACTCCGCAGCGGCTCTTACTCCAGCTCCAGGCACAAACCCACCGCCGCCACGGCAATCAAGGTGAATAAACCCCCGAGAGCGTCCATCACCTAGTCCACCCGTCCAGCGCACTCGAATCCACCGGTAGAAGCTTTCGAGATTGCCGGTAACGGGGTAAAGATCAAAAGCCTCACCGGTTATGTGCTTTGATCCAGAGAAGCCCCCAATTTGGCTATTAACAGGCTCGGGTCGATAGAAGGACGTTATACCCAGCGGAGCCCCCCACGCCTCCCTCACACGCTGAAACTCTGCCGCAGTGCGAAGCAAGCGAGCTTTTACCGAAGAGGCGGGGCCAGGAACGCGCCGCTTATCCCACTGCAGAATCTCTCCAACACTGAGGTTGGGAGTTACTAGGCAATTGAAGTCATCCCAATCAACCTGAGGCGCCAGCGTGAGGCCAGTCCCAACAACCTTGCGCCAATGGGGCTCAAACAAGAACCATTTTCCAGCGCCTGAAGCTAGTTCAACCTGTGCATGTGCGTCTGCGGGAACCTCGGAGTATGCGACGACTGCATAGGTTTTCCCCTGCGGGCAGTAGACCTTCTCTTTTTCCCCGAGCTCGGAAGATTGAACTGACTTCTTTTTCAGGAACGTAGGCTGTACGGCTTCTATGCGATACAGAATCAGCTTGGGAGCTGCCTTAACTACTGGCGTTTCGGGTTTTTCCTCTTCCGTTCCGTTGTCCTCAATCAGCTGCAGCAGCTTCTGCGCATACTGCGGATCTGTAGCGTAACCCTGCTTTACCAACTCATTAGCCGCGGCCTCGATAGTCGGAGCGCGATCTACGCCTTCGTATTTATCCCAATCCTTGTACCAACGAGTAACCAAGTAACGGACGCAAGCCCCGAGATTGGGGAAGTCCATAAAGTCCGCCGAGATCGTTACCCACTTACCATCCACAAATTCTTGAGTCTTACGAGATGCACCCTGACCCTTAAGTCCGAAGTAGTTGTTCTTTCCGCTTGTGTGCTTTCCGTAGCCCGACTCAAGCGCCCATTGTGCGGCCACGAGTGTGGACCACTTAGCACCTGCATCTTTAGCGGCTTGTTCGAGGCCTTCCCAAGTGTTGGGATATTGCCGAGCTCGGGAAGCCATCTATGAGGTGCATCTGCATTGAGTCTAAAAAGAAAACCCCGGTACTTACCGGGGCTGCGACATTTAATAAGTGCGACAAAAATCAGATCAATTCCCTATATTCAATAAC